GGTTAATCTGTTCTTGAAACTTTGCCGTGTTGCCTTAATAGTCGCTGAGATCCTTGTTAAGGGCTTGTCGTTGTGAAATACCGTTTGATCTTATACAGACTTTCACTAGCGCTGATTGAGTCCATGCTAACTCCGTTCAAATTGCGGTTAGAACTGGCAACGTCCGTTGGTTGTCGACCTCAAGGGCCGCAGAGCCTGGCATCTCGGTAACGCACCACTAAAGAATGCTTCCCCTATAAGCATGCAGGGGGGAATGCGCACACGCATTAAATCAATCGAAGGCAAGCTGTGTTACGTACAGGCGTGAGCAAAAGCTACGCAAGCACGCAGAGCACAGACATGCACCCGACCCGCTCATAAAATGAGACGGATACGGGGGCCTTCTTTCGATTCAACGCTAATGTACGCATAACACCAAGCCGCAAACACGACGACGACGATCAAACGTCGCACGAAGCGAAAGCTAAGCAAGAAGTACCACATAAGCAACCAAGCTGCGATAACAGCCAGATTCGGGTCTACAGAAATAATGTACTCAGTCATCTTCTGGTTCCGGGCATGCGCCAAACATGGATGGGCGCGGCAACGGAGACTTGGGTGTCATTTCTACACGATGGGTGCCAGCAAGGTAATGACTAACCGTGCGGGCAGCCTGCGCAGGGGTAGGCGCAAGCGGTGCCGATGCAAAAAGCGGGGCGACCCGCCCTACAGCATGAACTGGGCCTAACCACACCTTCACGAGAGATTCGTGAGGATAAGGTTCAGCATGGGAAAGATGAATGACCGGAAGCAACTCAGTCTGCGAGGTACCAGTCTTGTAGAAAAAGTCCTTCAAATGCTCAAATCGGACTTCTTCCTCCAATTGTTCAGGCGTAGCGAGAGTCTGCAGGAACGTCCACCATGCAGAAATCAAGCCACGAGCTTCAATGTTCCAGTAGCCAAGGAGATAAGCAGCTGCAGTAATTTCGACAAGGTACTTGAAATCACCACCAGTAGGCGCGTCAAAATCAATAAGACGTTCCGGCAACGCTAACATCTTTACACACTCGGCTGTACTCTTCCACCCGCAAGCAAGAACCGCAGAGCTATTACCCAAATTCCACATGTACCAAGACATCAGCCGCACCTCATGCAGCTGTGTTGTAACAAACGTTTCGGAAGGGTCCTCTTTAACAAGGAAACCAAGTTCACGGCAAAACTTTCGCGTGGCAGGCTCAGCACACGTCAAAAAGCCAAGCTCCTTCGGGTATGCCACAAGAGCATTATCGCCATGAATATCGGCGACGATGCTAACAACAACATCACCCGGTGTTTGGTAGTGCCCAGGGGCGGCCAGCTGAATGTCGGCCCAGTGACGCCAAACAGCCCACAAGATCATAAGAATAGAACCGCACGTGCCGATGAAATTGAAATTCACATCACCATCCTTACCGCCCTTCTCGGTGGTGAACAGTTCAACAACACCATCAATCCTCGGAGCACCAACCTTCCCAAAGCACATCTCCTTAAGGAATGCATTAAAAATCTCACATTCCGATACAGCAGCACCCGGTACATGAACGTGCCTGCCGAAGAACTCGCCGAGCAAAGCGAAGACCTCCCAGCAAAAGCTAGCACCATGATCAGTAATATCACGATTCTCAAACACGTGAGTTCCGGCGATACGACCGAACTTAATCGCCGCATTCTTCAATTTTCCATGGAAGAGCTCAAACTTTCCAGTCCATTGCTT